ATTTAGTCTTGTTATCGACTTTCTTGGCGGCTTTCTCAGCGATCAGTTGATCAAGAGCTGCTTGGTTTTTCTTAGCAGCCTCATCCATTGTTACAACAGCAGCCTTTACCTCGGCTACATCGTTTTTCACATCAGCGATAGCAGCCTCGTTGGCAGCTTTCATCTTTTCTACAGACTCGGTAGCTGATTTTACCGCAGTCTCGATACTTTTCAATTCTTCCATTGTTAGGAATTTAATTTAGTTAATAAATTGTTTAAGTTATGCTTCAATCCACTCAAATCTACCTCCGGCTCCTTAGTCTCTGCAACTGCCTCAGCGGGTTGCTCCTCTTTAGGAGTGGTATCTATTGATATAAGTGATTTTATTGCCTCGTTAATTTGTGCGACTCTGATCTCGATAAACTCGAAAGCATCATCAGAGAAGCGGCCATCTTTCAATGACTTTAAGAGCATGCTCAGCTCTTTGCTAAGTTTGGCATGGTTGTCAAGGATATCTTGACTAGTTAATGACTTATTCACCTCCAAAGTTGGGGTATTCATGTTAGCACCCCAAAGGACAGCCGAACCCTCAAAAAGCAGAATTTCTTTGATAAGGTTGTACTCGCCCTCTTGACTTTTCTGGTTCTCTTGCTTGATAGTTCTAAAGCCTACTGAATGCTGGTTAATATGCCCAGACTTGTAGAACTCTAAAACATCATTGCCCCATGTAGTGTTAGGCACATCGGTTATTCCAACCAGATAGTCCTTTTCTACATAGAGCTCAGAAAACTTACCAATAGCCGACTTTAGGCTTGGGTTGTGGTCTGTCAAGTGCCAAATAAGATTAGCCCCTTTAGGACCTCTTTCTGCCAGTGTCTTGTTATAGGCATTAAAGTCGATGACATCGTTGTCAAAGTCTTTAGACCCCATCTGACTGATAGCAACCTTTACTTTGCGAGTTGTCGTAGAGACATCCTGCACCGAGTTGCTAAGTGTTTTTTGCTCAAAGTATCTTTTCATATTCAATATTTTGGGAGGGTTGACCCTGGTTATTATTTCATGATTCCGCAGTATTGGCCGTAGCCGATCAAGCTCCTCCCCTGTTTATTAATCTACCTCTGCTATCTCTTTTAGGTACAACAATCCAACTACATCTGCAATTTATGACCATCCCTGCCGAACCACCCGGAGCCAAAGGATATTCAATCTGCTCCTTGCTCCTAGGGTCTACAAAGTTGTCGTAAAAGTCCACCACTTGTCCATCCATGTGATAATGGTCTTTAGGTTGCTCGGGTCTAAATCCTCTGGTCCTAGTGTCTCTAAAGGCAATCCATTCTTTGACCATTTCATAGTTAAAGGACTCAGCCGATGCTTTTACCCCAGTATTGGCAGCTCTGCCCACCTCTGTTCTGATAATCCGCTCCGCTTGCATAGCGGTAAAGCCGGACTCTTGAAACAGTTTTACAATCTCATCGACCGTAAGCTCTTTAGAGATTGCAGATTGCAATACTAGGATTAAATGATTCCTAAGTGTTTCCGAGGTCTTAACTACGGCATATTGCAGTAGAGTCCTTTCGAGCTCATCCATTACAAATTTTGCCCACTCCTCTGATCTGCCTATTCCCTTTTGCCCAGCTTCTCTACGGATTAACTTGTAGGTCTGGTTAGCCCAGTACACCCCCACCGATTTGTATATACTCTCAATGGGTTTGTAAAGCTCATCATTCCAGAGCATTGTCCGTAAGTCCACCAAAGCCTGTCTTGGACCTCGTTTCTTAATTGTACCTATCAAAGAGCTGACAACCTTATCGAGTTGCCTTTTGACTTTAGGATAGTGAGTCTTGCCGAATTTGCGATTCGTGTTCGCAAACTGCTTCGCATACTCTGTTCTCTCCTTGTCTGTCATTCATTAACCTATTTTTTAAGGCTAATCGCTTAGCCTCCATTTTTGCCTTGTATAATGCACAGCACTTTTCCCTTTTTGTTACGGGATAAGTCCGTTTTATCTCATCATCAATCGTCATCAAACATTTCCCCCTCTGTATCGCTGTCATCTAAACCATCGATTACATCTTGGTTATTGTCATAATGTTTGTAGATTCCTAAATCTTTAATCTTCTGAATCTTGGCTTTATTCGAGCCAGTTGCGTAAACTCTTGAAGCTGGGATGCCTAAATCTTTGGCAGTTTTAAGCATACCCTCTTTATCTGATCTAGCTGAGATAATATAAACGATTGAACCCTCCGCAATTTCCTCTGCGGCCTTTTCTTTGCCTTTGGCGGTGCTTAAAACACCATCATAATCAAAAGACACCTTTTCACCCTCTGATTTGTAAAACTTAGGGCTATCAGTTATATTTAAGTCCATGTTTGGAGCTTCGTACTCGCTAAATGGCATACCATCTTGCGTAGTTATCCAAGGCTCATCAAAAATGGGGTTTTCTATTCTCTCTAATCCAAGCAGCATCCTTTGCTCGTTAGGGCTAAGGGCTTTGAGGTCTTTAATCCATCCCGACTTTTCAACCACATCCTCTTGCAGTTCTGTAAATACGGTATGGTCAAAGTCAATGTAAACATTCTGGCCTTTGTATCCCCAGTCTGTTTGTAGCTTTCTGTTAAAGTGATTGCGGAATGATACCAACTGAGGCATTGCACAACGCGTTGTAAGGGCCTTTTCAGCTTCTCTGACATTGTTATATGTGCTAGACTCAGAATCACCCACCAACTGGCTAGGAACCCCATAAACCGAACTAAATCGCTTGAGGTCCCATTTCTCAGAGTCAATGATTGACAGCTCTACCGGGTTAAGCCCAACAGACTGCCATCCCATCTTGTAACCAGAGACACCAATGCGGCCCCAGTTCTCCGATCCTACCCATTCTCCTTTGCCTACGAGTTTACTCTTAATAGCCTCTACTTGCTTTCTAGTATCGGCCACATCTACACCGCCATTGATAACTCTAGGGTCATCAACATAAAGGACACCCTTTACCCCTTGATTTTCGAGCATGGCAGCACTAGCCTTGATAGCTGAGTTTGATCTGCTAAGTCTCCGTAAAGCAGCCTTAAGAGGGCTCATTCCGTAAAGGTGCGAGCCGTTGATATCCCAGTCGTAGTTTTGGTACTTATCGTGTAAGACTTGCTGTTTAGGGAACAAGGCATCCGAAAGTACCGGTATCATGTAACCCTCCTCAACGATGGGGAACATATTAGTCGAGGCAATGATATTTACCTCTTGATAGGGTAGATTATGCAACTGATAAGGCTTGCCTTGATTGGCTCCCATGTCGAGCATCTGAGCCCAAACACAGCGGCCACCAGTTATGAGCTTATACCCAGTAGAGTTAGCGACTAGGTCCTGAAAGGTCTCGTAGTCGTTAGGGTATCGTAAAAGCTCAGTAAGTCTATCAACATAAATAGGCTCTAAGGCTTTTTTCTTATACCCCATAGCCTTTTGAAAGTCCTCGGTAGAGATATCTTTCTTTCTCATTAAACCTTGATACGATTTGAACGCGGCCTCATCGACAACCTTGTAGGTAGTCCAGTCGGGCAGCTTTACCTTGTCTGTGATCAGAGTTATTGTAGAGTAGAGGATATCATTAACCTGATAACCGTCTCTTATGTAGTTAGTTCTGTTATCGCTGATGCCAACAAAAGTGCCACCAGTTACCTGATAGGAAGCAAAAGGCTGCCCTATCGGCATCATCGGCACCGCTTTCTTTGTTAGTGCATCCCACGCATCTTTTATTCTACCCACTTTCTTTATTTTACCAAGCCATAATCTGAAAGTTAGGCTTGTTTAGTTTCGTGTAAATTGCATACCGCATCGCATCGCATAAGTGATCCCACATCTTGACTGGCTGCTCGTCTGAATGAACCTTGCCATCTTTATCGACTTTCCACTTGTAGGACCTAATCTCTTTAATTAGGTTTGTGCTGTCAGAAGTAACGATTAAAGGCTGGCTTTTGACCTTTTGGATGCCTGCGTAGACATCCTTCTCGGCTGGCTTGGCATTGTACCCAGCTCTGACCAGTTCCTCAATAGTCTTTGGCTCGGCAGCATCACAGTAAATCTCATCGGACCTCTTGATGTTTAGCACCTTTAGCCTTTCTATTAAATCGGTGGTGGTTAGCTTGGTTTCGTAAAGCATCTCCTTGACAAAGGTCTGTTTCTCGTAAAACCCTACCTTGACTAAAGCAGTTGGTACTGAGTATCCAAAGTCTAAGCCATAAACCGTTTCACACTCATCCGGGAACTGACCTTGCCTCCAGTGGGTGTAGATAATCTCTGATGACTTACCCCTCTCTCCCAACCCAAAGACCTTCCATAGATTCTCATCTGCATCTTTCAGACTTTCAATCTCAGCTACCTGCTCAATTGGCAGGAATGGGTTGTCTTTGTAGGTTGAGTGGATTAAGAGGTTAGTTTCTTTGTCAGCGACATCGTACACCCAGCTCATCTCATCGACTGGGTTAAAGTCTAAAAAGATGGTCTGCTTGGTTCTAAGGGCTAACTGCTGGTAAATCGAATGAGGCAATAGATTTGCCTCGTTTATGTACAGTATATCTCGCCCTGGTCCTCTAACCTTGCCCGAGTCCTCTGCCCCAAAGAACTCAATATATGAGCCATTGGGGTAGTGATAGACATTGTCGGTCTTGTTGAAGTTGTCATCTGAGTAGATGCCAGCATCCTCGAGTATCTTTAGGATATCTCGCCTAGCACCCCTTTTTAGATGGGGTAGGGATGGACTAACCACCGAAATCGTTACTTTCTCCTTGTGCGGTATGTAAAGAGCTAAAAGCTGAGATATTGAATAGGTCTTGCCTGATCGGGTAGAGCCTTGGTTGGCTATCACCCTGTACTTTTTTGCCTGATAGGCTAGCAAGTTCCTTTCAAAGACACTTGTATATCGTATCTCAACTTGTTTCATTGACAGGCTTGAATATTATGTTAATGCCACCATCAACCTTAATATCTTGCTCTGCCTTTTCTTTCTGACCTAACCTTTGTTTGCCTAACCAGACTAACATGGTTCGGTCTTTATCTTTTATGGCAGCCTCAAACTGAACTTTTTTCAGAATAAGGTCTCCCTTTTGCTTTTTTTCTTGGGAAAACTCTGAAAACAGAACACCATTATCTGATTGGCATCTGTCGTAAAGTGTTGGTGCTGAGATACCTAGCATGGCAGCTATCTCCGTTCCGGTGCAGCCTGCTTCTAAGTATTCAGCAACTATATCCCAATTGATATCGGCTTGTGGTCTTGACAATGGTTATTTTTTCTTTTTGGGTAGCTTTTTGCCTTTGCTCTTTCTATTTCACTCATCTACATTAACCCCTTGCTTCTCAAGTTTCTTTTTGTTTAGGTTAAAGTAGGCTGCTTGGGCTCTCGACTTGTATGGCATTATTTACCCATTTGTCCGCATTTCCAAAGGACCTTTCTGCTCCAATAGTTGGCACTTAGTTTGGTATCTGTACCTTTTATGCCACCTGATCTCATGCAGTAGGACTTTCTGCGGGTCTTTGATTTGTGCTGGGTAAAATCTTGCATTGAGGAATCGCCAAAGTGGATGATTTTCTGTTTTCCATTCTCGCAAGCCTTGACCACTTTCTTTTTTCCCTTTAGCCAGCTTTTCATGGGCTGGTTACAGGGCATCTCTGATTTTGGTATTCTCCTCATACAAAAAAGCCCTCAACCCCGAAAGGTTGAAGGCTCGTTGATTTTTTACCCTTTATTCACCCCCTAATATACGAAATATTTGGCAATCTACCAAATATAAGTGGTACTACTTATCAACATCAGTATTCC